GTCACCCGTCAGCCGCATTATTTCTTTTGTAAGCGTGTCCGATGTCAGCGGCCCGGTCGCGATAATGACTGGACCGCGAGCGTCCCGCTTGCATGCGTCCAGGCTCTTAACCTCTTCGCGCACAATTTCGATATTCGGATGCGATTCGATCCTTTCGGTGATGTACTCGGCAAATTTGATCCGATCGACCGACAATGCCGCGCCGGCCGGAACGCGTGTCGCCGCAGCGGCTTCCATCACTACCGAACCGCCGCGACGCAGCTCTTCTTTTAAAAGGTAGGGTGCGCTTCCCGGCTCGTCGGTTTTTAGGGAATTTGAACAAACGATCTCAGCGAGCTTGTCCGTGCGATGCGCAGGTGTTTGCAAAACAGGACGCATTTCATACCTCGGCCGCCTGCCACGCGGCTTCGACGCCCGCAAGCCCGCCGCCGATAACATTTATTCGCCCGTAAATCGCCATATGATCGCAAAATTTAAGATAACAACGACCATAGGCCCACAGCTAGACCGGAAAATAGTTTTTGTCGCTGAAGGCCACGAATGAAATAGCGTCGGGAGCATCCCGACGCTATTTCATTCGTCCCTTTCAGGGACGTTTTCATGCATTATCGCATCGAAACCGTTGCACGCAGTTTGCCGGTGTAAATTCGCGCCATTGCGCGGCAGTTGTCGAAGACTTTTGACGTGAAGATGCCTGAGCCTGGCGGATCGACCTCGGTCAGAGGGCTTGCGCGGCCGGCCTTGATGATCCATGCTGCGGCCGCTGCGGCGTTGAGGTTGTAGGTCGGCGTCCAGCCGACATCGCTCGGCGGAAGGCCGGCCGCATCCTCGAGCGCGAACGCCGCAAGGAACGCGTCGAGGTCGCCCTCGGAAAGCGTCGGCTCGACGTCCCACGCTGTCATTCGTTTTAGTTTTTCTTTTGGAGTTTCCATCTTTTTTGAGTTGCAGAAAGTTGCAGAAAGTTGCGGATAATTGCAGAGTTCAGAGTGCCCGAGAAACTTTCTGCAACTCTCTGGCACTCTGCCAACTCTGCAACTAATTAAGTTTTATTCGCTATCAGCACGGCGAGATTATCCGGACGGACGACCTTTGCGCCGTAGACGTGCAGGCCCTTGACGGCGTCGCCGAAGCGCTTCTCCGGCTTGAACGTCTGCACATCGAGTATCTGCTCGACGTAGGCGGTCGCGATCGAGTGCCCGGCGAGGATCTTGTATTTCGTCGCGCCGGTATTCGGCACGTTGTTCGATTTGAGGATCGCAAAGCCCGCGGCCTCACCGACCATTCCGTTCGCCAGACGCCTATCCGAAGGCATCGTGCCCGACGAAATAAAGCGGTCGTCCTTGAGCAGCAGGCCGTGAAACCACGCGGGCACGACGACAAAGCGGCCGTCGATCGGCGTGTTCGATTCGTCGAGCAGCACGCCGAGATCGACGAGGTATTCGTAGGCGTTCGCCTTGGTCGGGACGATCGGCGTCGCGACCGAACCGATCCTGTTGCCGGCAGGCACGGCCGCGTCTATCACGCCCGCGAGGAACGTGTCCGCATGATCGCGCAGTTGCCACGAAGCATGCCGCATCGCCGTATCGAGCGCATTCACGTTCTGCTGCGCGCGGTCGATGCTGTCGACGTAAAAGTTAAAGTACTTCGCCTGGTCGATGAGCAAAGTCTGCTCGGTGTCGGTCAGCGATTCGGGGTCGCTGATGTCAGTGTCTTTTGTATAATCGTCCACCGTGACGTTGCCGATCGAAGCGATCTTGACCGTATTGCCGGCCTTTCGTATCTCGCCCTCGTAGTCGCGGTTGGACACATTTGCCTGACCGTAGATCAGGGCCTTTTCCAAAGCGACGAGCAATCTCGCCGCCCAAACTGTGGGTATAAAATCTAATGCCATGTGTGTTTTTCTCCTGTGTGTGTTTTGTGTTTTTCGTTCGTGTTTTTTTTAAGTCATATAGAACGCGGATTTGACGGATAGGACGGATCTCCGCTGATCTGAATTCAAATATCTAAGTTCATATATCTGTGTTCATCCGTTTGATCCGTGTTATCCGCGTTCTATTCCGTTCCTAGCTCGCCAGAACGCGTTTCACGTCGTTCCAATCGAGTTCCGCGATCTCGGCGGTCGTCATCTTCGCGAGCGCGTCCCTGGTCAATTGCGGAGCTGGAGCCAAGCCTGCGCCGGCGTCGATCGAGCCGACCGGAGCGTCAAACTGCTGCGTCCCAAATTTCTCAGGCGCAAACTGCTCCGGATGTGCGTCCCTGAGCTTTTGAACGACCGCAGCCGCGTTCTGCAGCGTACCGTCGTCGGCAAACTGCAGATCGGCCTTGACCGAATTGAACAGCAGCTCCGGCGAACGCGCTCCGGAGCGCGCAAGTTCGCCCGTTATCTGCCGGTGAGCCTCTCTGAGCCGCAACGTCGCCTTTAGCTGTTCGTTCTCCGCCTGAAGCCGCGTGAGAGTTTCGTTTTCAAGTGGTGTTGCTCCGCCATCAGTTGGCGGAGCATTTTGTGTTGTGTTTTCTGTTTGTTTTTTCATAGTTATTCTTGTCGCTGAAGGCGACGCAGATAGTAGCCAGGCGTAAAACCCCTGGAGTTGTTCATCGATCGATCTTGCGTCCCTGAAGGGGACGAACCAGTCGTTCGATTGTCCGACCCCTTCAGGGTCGAATCGTTTGTCAATTCGATACCAGGGGTTTCACCCCTGGCTATTTTCTTTGTCCCTTTCAGGGACAGAAACCATCGCCTTCACATCCGCGGCGCCGTAGCCCGCCTCAAGTAATGCTTGCTCGACAGGCAGGCCGATCTGTTTTTTGAGCAGGATGTTTTCGAGAAATTCGCGCTCGGCGAGCGGTGCGGGGTCTTCCCATTCGGTTATCAACGACACGTCGCGTCCCTGGCCTTCGATCAGCAGCGCGAAGCTAAGCGCGTCGGCCCACACTTGCCCGAACGATTCCTGACGGTCGCGCACCTTTGCCAGAAAACGCGTCTCTGCCTTTTTCAAACTCTCGCCGCTCGGGAATCCGCCCGTCTGCTGCAAAAAATAATGCAGCGGCGTCCCAGTGACCGAAGCCATATCGATACGAAAGCTGTCCTTGACCCTGAGGAATTGATCGAGCTCGCTCGCCTCAAAATCGCCAAAACGCGCGTCCGGCTTACCGCTCAGCCAGATGCTGTCAACACCCGATTTGAACGGCGAGATCGGTTTGCCTTCGTCGTCGTATTCGAGCTCGATGCCGGCGGCCCAACGCTGTCGATACGCCGCAAACTCCATCGCAACCAGCATATCGAGCACAGATTTGTTCAACCCATCCTGCACCGGCATCGCCGCCTCAAGCTCCGAACGCCCATGCGTCCCAAGATCGGCATTGTTCGCAAAGTGAAACACGGGAACGATGCCGTAAGGGTTGGCGATCACCGGATCGCCGTCCAATGTCCAAGGTCCAAAGTCCAAGGTCGAAAAATCCACACCTGATGAAATCTCCGTTCCTCCTGACATTGGACCTTGGACTTTGGACTTTGGACTGACGTATTTTTCGATCCTGTCCGGATAAAACAGATTGAGCCGCACGCGTTTGTCGCTTGTACGCCACGCCTTCGCCGCCCACGTGACGCGTCCCGGCGAAGATTCATCCGTTGCGACAAAAATGTTCGCCGCTTTGTTCGGATAAAAGATCGCGCGTCCCTGAGCATCCGGCCAGACGATCAAATATGAGTCGCCCGTTTTCAGCGCCTCTTTGTGCACCTCGCCCGCACGCGTGCCCATTCTGTTCCGCTGCCAAATGGAACGCGCAAGCGCGGCTGTGCCGCTCGCTGTGTCAGTAGCCCGACCGTGAGGGAGGGCGCCCGCATCGCGATCGGCGCCCTTACTGACGTGCGGGCTACTGACACGTCCGGCGTCTTCCACGCTGAATCCGACGACGCGCAGCTTGTCCCTGACCGCATCAACGATCACCGGACACAGGTTCAGCGCAAATTCGCGAAACAGCGTCCCAAAAGTGTTCTGAAACTTCTCGGTCGCAAAACTGAGGTCATGCTGGCCGTTGTAATACCGCTCGGCCTTTGCATAGCGCTCGGCATTTAAGCGAAGTTGTGTGATTGCTTGTTCGATGTCTTTATTCATATTTTTTTATAGAACGCGGATAGAACGGATTTGACAGATCGTCACGGATAAGAACACAAAACTCTCTGGGCCACCTGTCGATCTATTCAGATCAGTGCAGATCCGTCTTATCAGTTTTATCCGCGTTCTATTTCTCCTATTTCAATACCGCGAAGATCGCCGCGCCGATCAGAATGTCGCCGACGCGGCTCCACGGCGAACGCTTTTTTGCCTTTAGCTCCGCAACCAATTTGTCCTGCGACGCTATCACCTTTTCCTGCGCTGCGATCGTCTCGTTCTTGGCCGCAATCACGGCGCGCAAAGATACGCTTTCGCTCTTTCGCGTTGCGTTAAGCTCTGTGAGAAGTGCTGTCGTCTCGCGTTGTTCTCAGTCTCAACCGCGTCGATCAATCCGCGGCTCGCTTTCAGTTCATCTACTGCGGCAGCACACGCGCCGATCACATCTGGTTCTTGCTGCCTATTGCCAACCGCCGACTGCCTAGTGACTACAGGCGTGGCCGAGCTCTGCGAGTTTTGCGCAGAGCTCGACTGTTTTGGCGGGGATTGTGCGGCGGCGTTTTGAGCGCTCGACGCTGCCGCGAGCAAGGCGGGTATTAGTAATAGACCTTTCCACTTTTTCATCTTGTTTCCTCGTTTGTGTCTGAATGTTTGTGAGCTGTCGCTCGAGATATTCGATCTTTTGTTTGTACTCGGCAGCCTCGATCTCTTTTTGCGCGGCCGATTCGCGTTTTTGGTTCGCTTCTTGTTTTGTTTCATCGACCGTGCGCTCAAGCGCAGCGATCTTGTGCGACTGCCAAAGCGCCGGTATCGAAATTAGAGCTATCGCTGCGATAGCAATGCCGATGTAAATTTTTGTTCGTAGTGTCATAAGAATGATGGAACGCGGATAAAACGGATCAGACGGATCTTCACCGATTTTTTCAAATAAAACTTCAGATCCGTGTAGATCCGCTTTCATCCGTCCAATCCGCGTTCTATTTCTCTTTCCGTCTGAAATAAACTTGCAGTGCAACGTCGATCGCTTTTCCGATGACGAAGAAAGTTATCGGCAGCACGACCGCGGACAAAAGCGTCGTCCAAGTTCCCGCTTCGAGCGCCGTCAGCACCGAGGAAAGCGAGCTTATCCATGCAAGTAAAATGTTCTTTGTGTCGTTCATAAAATGTAATGGAACGCGGATGAAACGGATCCAACGGATTTTCGCGGATTTTTTTCTGATCTGTGATGATCTGTTCTATCCGTTCTATCCGCGTTCTATTTCTTCCTTCGTTTCCCGGATGCGGCCAAGTTCGATCTGCCGGTAAAGGTACGCGAGCATCAGGATCGCGGCGATGACCGCGACGACGATCCAAACTTCGTTCGGAAGGCCGAGGAGAAAGCTAAAGAACGCCCAGACCGGCTGCCAGATCGTGCCGATCACGGTCGTCCACATCGATTTCGCCGAGTCGGCTCGCGTCGTTACGCCGGTCACGACCTTTTCAACGCGGTCGAA